ATGAATAATCATCTGCTAAATTATGTTGAATTAAGGAGAAACGGAAATCTAAAGAAATATTTAAGATATTATCCTGAACACAGTCATTTATTTAATAATTATAAGGAAAAGCTTCACAATTTAAGCAATGATTTATTTACAACCTACAAGAATGTGTTTGTTCACAAGAGCATGGATAAGAAGGAAATTCCATATCATTTGAATCCACTTGTATATGATATTCATAAGAGATATCTAAAAACAAAGAATCCCACTAACTGGGAATCTATCAAAGATTATATTCATACTGTTCCTAGTAAGAAGCTAGTCTTTGCCATGAATTATTTATAATCAGTGAATTATTTATAATCAGTGAATTATTTATAGCAATTTAAACATGTTTTTCAAGTATTTTTTTACTATTTGTTAATATATTATTAAATTCTTCTTCACTTAAACCCTTTTCTATTACTTGTGCTAATTCTTCACCAGAACTCACTCCTATACAATTAACACCTGATTGAAATGTATTTCCAGCATTTATCCAATCTAAATGAAGAATTAACACACAATCTTGATGAATTGCTTCTAAAAAGGTATACTGAGTTCCGCCTCCATCACCCTTAATGATAGACATATCTATCATGTATTTCGCATCTTTTAATATACTACGTCCTTCATAAGTTGGTGATAAATTTTTAGGAAATTTGCCTTTCCAGTATTCAGTAAAATTTAATTCTTTTAATTTGTGATGAACATACAATCTATTTTCAGCACCGAATATATAAATATGTTTTTTAGGATCTTTTAATATTTGATTCGCTTTCAAAAGTATATCTGTATTTTTGTCAAAATCTATACGTGATATAGATACACATTCATAACCTAATCCTTCGCATTCTGGAACTTCATATGGATAAAATGGATGAGGCATAAATTGAGATTGTACATTGAATGTATTCACTAAATATTCTTGAACACTTTCTCTAATGGTTATTACTTTGAAATGATTTAATAAAATATTATCATTTTTCTCAGTGACTTGAACTAGTGGGTTCGGAGTCTTCTTATTTACTTTGCATTCAGTTGGATCATGAATAACAATTTCTGTATTAGGTGGAAATAAATATAAATATTCATAATAGTGCTTATCAACGGCCGTTATCATAATATTATTTAATTTAAGAACTTCACTAATATCAACATTTTGATATTCACATTCATAACCATAATCCCGTTTAAATTTTTCATTACGACCGGCTATTTTGTATATAGGGGCATTGTATTTATGAGACAAATGAGCTGTAAATGTAACCCATCCACCATAAACTGGTTTAGCTAAATACAACAAATTCTTATTTGAATTATCATCTTGATAAGAATGTATTAAATCCATTTATAGTAAAAGATATTTTAAATATATAAGATTAACCTTATTCCAATATTACACCTGTTCCTTCTTTCTTTTTTTCTGGTTTTAATGAAGCGGTTATCATGACTGTTTTTTTAACATTTGGATCTGTTTCAGATAAATCTTTTGGCTTCGAATCTACATGGATTGTTCTTGTTTCTTCCGGTTTGTCTTTTGTTTTGTCTTCAGGTTTGTCTTCCGGTTTGTCTTCAGGTTTTTCTTTTATCTCTGTCACAACTAATTCTTCTTTTTCTACTTTATTATTGCTATCTTCAACTATTTGTAGAAACGGATCTTTTTTTTCTTTGATTTCAATGCTCTTAAATGATTGATTCTTCGCTTTTGATTTCTTCTTTTTCTTTTTTTTAGTTCTTTTCCTATGTTTCATGTAATTTTCAAGTATATTTGATTCTTTTGGTTTTAATCTAATACCAACATCCCCTAGTTTTTTCTTTTTGGATTTCATTATATATTTAAATAGATAAATATTATATCAATATATGAATCATTACATGAAACAATACTATGAAGAAGGTAAACTGGAGATAGGTTTAGATGAGGCAGGAAGGGGGTGTCTTTTAGGACCAGTTTTCACCGCAGGTGTTATACTTAATGATTTTAATTTTAATCCACCACCTTATGAAATTAAAGATTCTAAAAAGTGTTCAGCAAGAGTTAGAAAAGCTTTAAGGAGATATATTGAAGAAAATAGTATTGCTTATAGTGTTGAAATGATTGACACAAATCGTATTGATCAAGTGAATATTTTAAATGCTACGATGGAAGGAATGGAGAAATGTATAGATAATATTACATCGATTATAAATGTAGATAGACTATTGGTTGACGGAAATTATTTTCCACCTTACATGAATAAATCTACATTTGAATCTATACCACATACATGTATTCCTGGCGGCGATGATAAATATTATAATATCGCAGCGGCTTCAATTTTAGCAAAAGAATACAGAGATGAATATATAACAGGACTTTGTGAAACAAATAGTATTTTAGATGATTATGATATTAGAAACAATAAAGGTTATGGGACAAAAACACATATGTTAGCATTACAAGAATATGGACCAACAGAATTCCATAGAAAATCTTTTAAACCTTGCCAAATTTAAATATTTATGAACTCCCTGAATTATCTGATTTATTTAATTTGACCTTATTTAATTTGAGGTGATCTGAATATTTAATATGTCTTTCTATTTCCGAAGAACTCTCTATATAAAATGAATATATATCATCTAAATATTTCTTTTTTATTTCATATAAATGATCTTCATCCCTAAATTTGGTTAATTCTTGTATATGTTTTATTTTTGATATTGATAATATAACTTTTTCTCGTGTAAATTGCATGTTCTCCATCTTTTCTTGATATTTTTTGAATTTTATTATTGCGGCAGAACATGTTATAAAACTACTTATTCCTATCGGTATCATGCTAAAAAATACCTCTAAAATTTTATCCCCCTCTATTATATCCCCCATTTCATTTCTAAATGCCTCAAATATAGATAATAATGATGATACTATTATTATCATTATATTAAATTTGTCATACCATGATTTATAACTCTGATATTTTATCTGTAAAATTGTTAATCTGTTACCCAATTTATCCAATTTAGATTGTAAATGATTATTAAACTCTTCTTTTGATAGACCATCCATTTTTTCCATTCGCATGTTTCTCTTCACCAAATCATTTTGTATCATATTTGATTCATTATTTATATTATTTAATATATCATCTATATCATCTATATCACCTATATCATCTATACCATCTATATCATCAATATTAGCATCTATATTATCATTTAAAGTATTTTCCAGAGTTACCTCTTTATTTGGAGAAGTATTTGAATTATTTAATTCTTTTTTCTCTTCGTCGTTTGTCATTTATATAATTTATTAAACATATTATTTAATTTTTCTAAATTTCCATTTAATTTTTCTAAATTATCTTTCATCTTTTTGTCTAAATTATATTTTTTAATTTCTTCTATTTTTTGGACTTCAGGGTTTAAATTAAATAAAATTTTATTTATGCTTAGTTTTATTTTGACTAACTCTCTCTTTTTGTTACTACTAGAAATATCAGTTTCTAGTATTTTATCGGATAAATCAATAGTTTTTTTTACATTAGATATAAATAATTTATTTTCACTATCATCGTTTTTTTGTGTATTATTTACATATTCTGTATATTTTGGAAAAATATTTTTCATATTTTCTGTATTTTCTGTATTTTCTGTATTTTTTAAATAAGTTGTCTGATTTATATGGCGGGTATCTTCTGTATTGTCCACATACTCTGTACGGTCGGTAATTTGTGATTGACGTGTAGAACAACCAAATATTGTCTGCGCGGATAAATCCGAGGATCTTTTTTTCATTTATTATTTATTAGAAAATAATATTATTTGTGAATATTATAAATAGACTAACGCATGGTAGTCTGTTTTGATGAAAATATATATATCAAGTCTTTTGATGAAAATGGATACTATTCACTTAAATTAAGAAAATGTAAAGATTTTGATGGTCCTAATAATTTTTCTATCCTCTGGAATCAATTATTAATACTCCTTGATAATAATCATATAAAAGACAAAGATACATTATGCGAAAAATTCAATTGTAAAATAATAACCCTATACAGAAATGAAATATTAAATGAAATAGACAGTATTTTGTATAAATTCCTTAAATTAAATTTTTTAAATATACAACTTTATAATTCTTATACTATTCGAAACAACAAAGAAACCATATTAAAAATAATAGATTTATATGAAATGATAAACGATTTATAATTTAAATCCACTTTGTATGAATTCATGAACCATAGGATTTTCAACCGTGTTATCGGTAATTAATCTCGGAGCAATACTCATAGTCTGTAACTCTTGAATTAACATTTTCATCGCATACGGCATTTCCACATTGACTATATCTTCAGACTCTTCGCCATTGTATATTAATCCCGTCTTATCATTAATATGAACATTATATTTATCAGAACGTTCCATAGTCGATTCTCTTAAAAATTCGGCTGTTCCATGTGCTAAAATGCTATCCCTTTCCATTTCACCTATCCTTAAACCACCATTGTTTGCTCTCCCTGCCGCGGGTTGTCTTATTAAACTCTGTAAAGGTCCGGTTCCTCTACTATGCATCTTATCAGCGACCATAATTTTAATCCGTTGATAATAAGTAGGTCCAATAAAAATAGAAGTCTTTAATTGTTCTCCTGTGATACCACTATACATTACTTCATTACCCCATTCATCATAATCATACTTTTTCATTAGCTCAGCATAATCATGAATATCATTATTTTGAAATGCTGTCGCATCCCCTAAATATCCTCCCAAAGCCGAACTCTTTCCTAATACAACTTCTAACAGTTGATTGATTGTCATTCTACTCGGGATAGCATGAGGATTAATAATTAAATCTGGTACAATTCCGTCTTTAGTAAAAGGCATTTCTTCTTGTTCTAAGACTAATCCACACATACCCTTCTGACCTGGTCTACTAGCATATTTATCACCGACCATTGGTATTTTATTTTTACGAATTCTTACTCTAGCTCTTCTTAAGTTTTCATCGTTCTTCGTGACAACAACTTTATCAACATATCCCGATGTATTGAATTTAACTGTTTTCCCAGAAACTGTATGTATTCTTTTGCCTTCCATATTAGTTTCTTCTCCGACTTTACCAACAATAGCATCTTCATCTGTCACATAAGAACCTTCTTTAGCAAATCCATTTCTATCTAATTTATCAAAATTAAGCATTGTTTTCTTTTTGATATCTTTTACGTTTAATGGATTCTCAAAATATATTCTACGATTTCCATCACCTTCTTCATCATCTTCATAACCTCTGAAATATAATGAATTAAACATTCCTCTTTGAATGGAAGTTTTGTTTAACATCATACTATCTTCTTGATTATAACCAGTATAACTAGCAATTGCCACAATACAATTGATACCATAGGGCAATTTATCAACATCTGTATATTTCTTATAACGAGTCGTTACAATAGGCTTTTGAGGATAATTTAATACATGCGCGAAAGTATCAAATCTAGTATTATATGCTGAACTATATAATCCAACAACTTGTTTTGTTTGCTGACATGAAAATACATTTCTGGGATATTGACTATGCTCGGGAAATGGAATATTCACAGCAACAGCACTTAACATTAAAGATGGATGAATATCACAATGAGTATAATCTTTATCGATTGAATTCATGCTCTTCGCAATAAATAAACCCTCAGATTCGAGTGGATCAATATATTCAATTTGTGCAACATTATCCATCAAATAACTCACATAATCAGAATGTTTCTCTTTTATTTCATAAAAGACATCTCTATAGTAAGTTTCATCATAAACACTCATTTCAGGATCATTCTGATACATGTGCTCACCTCTAATCAAATGATTCCAACTACTCATTTTACTATAATCACCCTCTATTAACGGATTTGATACTACTTCTCCTCTCTTTTGTAATACAAATACTGGTCTTAGCACCCTTCCACTATCACAAAATACATAGATCTCATTTAAGTCTATCTTCCAATAGATGCTCGTATATAAATGAATAATACTATTCAA